TCCTGCTCTAACGCTGCTTGCTCTTTGAGCAAGGAATCTTCTTCAGTGGTTAAGGCGCGATAGGGGACAGTGACTGGGGTCCCATCGGGAGTAAAGGTTGTCTGATCGCGTGGGCCAAACATGGCGGCAAGTGCTTCAAGCCTTTGCTGAATTTCAACGTCTCTGGCAACAGGGGCGACCTCAACAGGAGCAGGAGGAGCCGAAGCCACTTCAACAGCCGTCTGCACCAACGCCTCCTGCGTCTGGGAGGCAACGCCTGTCAAAGCAGCAGCAATGTTTGCAATCTCTTCAGCCTTGGCTTTCTGGGCTTTGACGTATTGATCTTTGGCAAGACCAACCAAGCCAGCACCGCCGCCCATAAGGGCGGAACCGAACAGCGTAGCGGGAGCAACCTCCTCAAACCCTCGGGCGATGCCAGCGGCTCCGGCATAGGGGTTGGCAACTTCATCAGGGTTCTTGCCCGCAAGGATAGCTTCCATCTTGGCTTGATCCCAGCCTTGCCCACCGACCTGAGTAGCGGTTTCTCCTGCGAGTTCTACGCCAACGTCGGCGGCAACCAAACCTACTTTGTTGAGTAGCTTTCTGGTTGCAGAAATTGGAGCCTTTTCCGCCACAGCCGTCCCCGTAGCGAGAGCGCGAGCAGCTAGATCAGTTCCAGCTTTTTTGAGAGCTTCCTTACCAATGCCTTTGAACAGGTATTTGCCAACACCCATCGTGAAGACGTTGCCGATAGCTTCCGGTCCTGCTTCCCAAAGGGCAGTGTTCTGAGCGATGGGGAGAATCTGATCGTGGAGGGCTTTTTCTTCCTCCTTATTGAGCGGGCGACCTTTCTCTTCGACCGACTGCTTGTTAGCCATGTCGAAAGCGTCATCCAAGAAGGAAGCTCCCGCCATACGGTAAGCAGCGGCTCCAGAGGAAAGAAGTCCTCCGATAGCCCCGACGGCGGCTCCTGCGGTGGCTCCCAAAGCCGCACCGGGAGCAGCACCCACACCGCCCGCAGGAAGGGTAGCTCCGCCACCAATAGCAGTACCAATAGGAGTTCCGAGGGCTGCGCCTGCTTGACCACCCGCTAAGGCAGCGCCCATTGCAACACCAGAGAAACCGGAACTGTTGCTGAACTCGCGTCCAGCACTGCCCACAGAAGTAGCCAAGCCTTGAGCTTCGCGTTGAGCTTGATCCGCTTGAACGGCTTCGTCAGCCGCCTTCTTCTCCGCCATAGCATCTCGGTAGCCTTGGGAACGCTCGCTGGGCATAGCCAAGCCTTCCTTGAGTTGGTAGGCAGCAGCCTTGACATTGGTGGGCAGGTTGCTGGCAATGGTGCCAAGAGCGTTGAGAGTATCCCCAAACCCAAAGAAGGGACGGTCTGCCTTCTCCTTAGCTTGGGCATCAACTTCCTGTTGAGTTTTCTGCTGGGCATACGTCTTGACGTAATCGCCCATGTTTTCAGGCATCGGAGCACCTGCAAAATACTTGTGCTTTGCATCGGTGACGGCTTCAACGGCAAGCCTTTCTTCCGGTGTTTTGATACCTTTGAGGGTCTGTGTTGACCAATCGGTGAGAACCGCTGACTTCTGTTCTGGGCTGTATCCTTGGAAAGTAGGATTTGCTTCAATTTCTGACCAAAGAGGTAGGGTAGCCATATCTGGCTACAATGCTCGAAAATACCTAGTTGGTCAAGGTTTCACCACAGTTCCTAGATAGTCATTGACGTGATCGACTGGGCCTTGGAAGTGTTTATCCGCAGCCCGTAGAGCGCGGATGGTTGCCTCAGAGGCTTCCTTGCCATCGGTCTTGCCTAACAACGCATGTATGTCAGCAGCAATGGCAGGGGCTTTCTGTGGGATGTCTGCAAGCTCACGCTTGCTCTTGCCCTTGATGGCTTCTGCATCCTGCTGGGTGGCGAGTTCCCATTCCTTAGCCAAATCAACGATCTCCCGCTGGGCATCCAAAGACTGAATCTTGGCGAGAGCCGGAGGGAGTTGGCTGCGGAACTTATTGAGTTCAGCTTTTGCCTTGTAGGCTGGAGCAGCTTCCAAACCTTTGCGGAGATGTTCTGGCATCTGCATCGCATAGTCGGCGGCTTCAGACTGGCTCCTTTGGGCAGCTTGTGCCGTATCCCGCAGCTTGTAGGAGGTAGGGGAACCGGAGGCTTGGAAGGCGGCAATCTGCTCAGGAGTAGCGGTCTGGAGGGCGGCATTGGCCTGCGCCAGTTGCTGTTCTTCCATTGCCGTCTGCATGAGCTTCTGCTGTGCCGTCTGTTCTCGACGCTGTTGCTCTCCTATAGCCAAAGTCTGCTGCACCTGTCCTGTGGCGAAGGCTTGGGGGTCGCGCATCGCCAAGGACTGCACCTTCTTGGTGTAGTCGGGATCGAGAGGATTGATTGCCGCAGCGGCACGGGCAACGTCCGCTACCCTCGCCAATTCCCGCTGCTTCTCCTGCTCGCGGGCAATCTGCTCAATGAACTGCCCCGAAGAACCGAGCATCCCAGCCGCAGCCATTGCCCTAGTTTTGGGGTCAATTCCACTTGGTTGGGGTTGCGCGGTTTGGAACATGGCAGGAGGAGGCGCATAGAGAGCCTGCTGCACTGCTTGCTGTTCTTCGGGAGTGAGTTCGTTGTATGCCATACTTATTTCTTAGGGGCTTCAAACCACTTAGCGATTTCAGCATCCGTGTAACCTTTGAGCTTTAACCATTTGCTCATATCCTCAATTGTTGGCTGGGGCATTTCAGAAGGAGTGGCTCCAAGGGACTTAATCTTTTCTCGAACTTTTTGAAGTTGCTTGGCTACATTTGATTTATGCTCCGTGTCGAGTGAAATAGTTTTTGGAGCAAAGGGACCTCCACTACTTACCCAAGAGTCGGTATTGCCCCCAAGAGACGTTTGGCCCGTTGTGAGTTGAGATTCCAAGTCTTGCTTATCCTTATAGAGTTGCGCTCTTTGTTTCGCGGCTTCCGCTTGAAATGGGGACTGTATTCCGGCAGAGCCAAACAAAGACTCTGTTTCCAATAGTTGGCTGGCTTGTTGAGGAACCGTTGGGGGGTTGTTAGGTGGTGCTCCCGAGGGTTCTTTCTGAGCTTGTAATTCTGCAATTCTTTTTCTCAAAGTATCCGTGGATGCACCTCCTTGGCGAGCTTCCTCCGCTGCTTTCTCCATAGCAATATTTTGTTCGTTATACGCAGCAGCTTCCTGAGCAGCCGTCAAAGGGGCTTTTTTTGCATACTCTCTTAAAAAAGCATCCCGAATGTTAGGACCGAGTACGGCTTGTTCGACACTAGTTCCTTGTCCTTGATTGATTGCTTTGGCCCCTAGAGGGGCCGGAGAAACCGGAATATTGGTTCCAACGATATTTCCCTGAGCATCCAAAACAGCCTTAGCTCCGGTGTCCGAAGTCACTACTCGGCTGGACGGAAGTCCGGAAATAGTGGCTGGATTTGCGGCTTGCTGCTCTTTTAGAGAAGCGACTGCTTGACGACCCTCGGCCATGCCCTGCTGCATTTGCATAGCTCGCTGCTGGGAGAGTTCCCAAGCTCGCTGGGCGGCGGGAGAACTCGGCAGCGTTTGTCCTCCAGTGGCTTTGAGAAAAGCTTCTGAAACTTTAGGATCAGCGGACGAAAGCCTGCCGGATTGGTCGAACATGGAGGTAGCCATAATTAAGAAGCTGGGAACATAGGTTGAACGCCCATCGTATATGCCGACCCCATCAAGGCGTTGAGCGTATTGGGCTTTTTAGGAGCCATAGGATTTATAGTTCCCACGGTGGGAGTCAGGTTGTTTGGAGTACCCGTTGGGTTCGTCCCAATTACGGGAGGAGCCGATAAGTTGGTGGATGCTGGGGCTGGAGGAGGAAGCGGGGTGGGGGGCGCAGGGGTAGCCACTCCCATAGCTCCAGCGGCGGTAGCTAACGGATTCTGAGGCTGATTCTTGTAGTGGTTCTCCAAAGCGGCAACGCCACGTTCCTGATTCGCTGCTTGCGGCATCATTTGGGCTGCTTGAACTTGCCCCGGCCTTGCCGTTCCCCGCGACACCATCCCAGCGACTCGACCAATGTCAGTTGTGGGGCGACCAACAGCCGTGGCTCTTGTGTTACCAAGACCTCCAGAAGCCGCAATGTTGCCACTGAGTCCCGCAGAGAGGGACTGTGCTCCAAAATCGTTGCTGGTGCGGTCTGGGCCGGATGCTGACATTTTCATAATTAGAATACGGTTGGAATTGAGCGTCCGCGAACGCCAAAGAAGTGTAGGTTAGGGATGCCTGCGGCTCCACCTCTGGATGCCTTAGCTTCTTGGTTCAAGTAGGTCATCGCCGTTGTGAACGATGGGCCTGCCATATCGAGTTGACCCGCACGCTCAAAAGCGAGGGCTTTTAGCCCGTAGCGGAGCGCACTCAAGTTGCCCGGCCTCACATAATCCGTCTCTGCCACCAACGGAATGAACCTCAAGTTGCAGAGAGTTTGGATGGGATCAGAGGTCTTTCCTGTCTGATAGCGGTGGTAAGAGGGGCGAGCCTCGCCGGGGTAATAGCGACCAATTTGCGTCACGGTAGCCCCATCCACAACACTCAGTGTCCAAGGAAGCGTCATGTTCGCTGGAGCTTGGATGCCTGTCACACGGGAGAAAACCACACTAGTTGTAACGCTGGGATTGACGGTAGTGACGTTGATCCCTTGATTCCCCGAGGTGTCGTAGATAGTGTTTCCGTCAGCGTCCTCCCCAAATAGGCGAATCACTTTGGAAGCATCTCCGGCTCCCGTAATCGTGACTCGCAGCGTTCCCGCAGTGGTGATGTCTGACTGAGTGCAGAAACCGTCACCAAGGTCGATCAATACGCCGGGGAAGTGGTAGGTGTCGGAAATCTCGCCGGGGCCGTTATCCGAGAACTCATAAAATGGCGAGAAGATTGGGAAGGGAGCCTTCTGGTATCGCATCACCAAGACCGACTGATACCACCGTGGGAGGGTGACAAAACCCGTGGATACGGGAAGCGTTACTTTGGACACGGTGCCTTTCCACTTGCCCGAGTTGATGAAACGCTCACAAACCTCGTTCAAACGGGGGATAAAAGCCGCCGAGTTGATGTCGGTAGCGTCCACCTCCTCATAGAGGGCGGTGCGGCAATCGGCAACAGTGAGGCGGGTGTCCATAAGCAGTTTGATTTTACTTGACGATGGGCCTTATGTCAAAGGTTCATGCTGTGCGCTCGATGCTCTTAATTCTCAATCCGTAGATGATGTCTGGAGCGGGGGCAACAAAAGCACGGGAGTCTCCATCGTAGCCTACATAAAAAGCGTATTCTGCCACGGGGTCGAGGGGCAACCCATTCTCGTCCGTAGGGTAGAGTTCCAGAACCACTTTGGTAGGAAACTTGAACTCTCCTTCGCTGCTGTCTGCATTGACCGAGGCAGAGGTTAAAAATAGCGTGTAACTGCGGGAATACGTCTCACTTTGTTCCAGTTGTGTCTCCTGCCAAAAGGAGGTGCTGGAAACAAAACCGTCTCTAAAGACAACTGCGGCGTTATCCGGCCCGACATCAAAAGCTCCACCGATAGTCGTGCTCCCCACAACTCTTCCAAGCAGGACATATCGCCAAGTATCCTCCGCAGCAGCTTCTTCGGCTCGACCCACTTCAATGGAAATCCCGCCCCCATCGACACTAGCATTGTTGCCCGCTCTAGGCTGGAGCTTGCTGACCCGATCTGCGATCTGGGCCTTTGCTGCGTTGTAAATTTGCTGGTATTGCTCGTAGTTCATGGGGTAACGGCAACACGGGTTCCAACCACGAAAGTCAGGCCAGAGAGAACGATGGTGTCCTCATTATCCGCCTGATACGAGACATCATCCAAAGCAGTAGTGAGCATCCCGTCCAGTTCGGCCCACCAAGCTCCGGCTTGTTGCTCAGGGGACATGGCTTCCCAAGTTTCTTGCGGGATCATTCGGAGGAGGAGATCAGGGATTCTTGGCAGTTGTGAACGGTTGCCCCTTCGCCTGAGATGAAGCGATACAGATCAAACCGCTGATCAACGATTTCCTTCGTTCGATCTCGCGTAGCCAAGAACTGTGCGTCATCGCCATTTTCTCCTTGGAGAGTGGCAACTCGGTCTTCGGCTTCAGGATCGACATCGGGCATAGTGGGTTAAGCGGTGAAGGCAACGACTGCCCCAATCCAAGGGTCGGTGCTCGTCGTGCCAGTAGTAGGGATGGACGTGATCGTGTTGATGGAGTTGTACACAACTGCGCGGAAGTGGTAACTCTGCCCAACAGTAAGTCCTGAGACGACTTTCGTTGAAGCTGTCGGGCTGAATCCTGCTACGGTGTTCGTGCTGGATGTGAGCCATGTGGAGGAAGCCACCAGCTTGTATTGGAAATAGCAGGTAGCCGCGATGTGATTCGGCGTAAAGGTTCCCGCCAGTGTCGCGGAGCCTCCACCAATTGCGCTTGCGACTCCGGTGGTTGCAGCAGGCACCGCTACGGCAGCAGTATTAACCTGAATCGTGTAGGTGCTCTTGGTGCCGGGGTTATTGGACGCAATGTTGAGCGTTGTGCTCCGGTAGCCCTTTGCTCCAGTGGCAGGAGAGAAACGAACAACCATCGTGTCGGAGTTGCCTGCCGAGATGCTAGTGGGTGGAGTGCTCGTAATAGAGTGCTCGGCCAACCATCCGGTAAGGGTTGCGGCAATGCTTGAGAGGGTAGCAGTCCCAGCGTTGATGAGCTTCACGGGGATGTCGATGAACGCCCCACCGATGGCAGTAGAATAGCCTGTTGCCCCGTCGTCGGGGATAGTCGTGCCGTCTGGCACCTGCACCACCAAGTCTGGAGCAAGCACACCTGAGAAGGAGAGTTGATCCTCCTGAATAGATACCGAGCCGCTGAAATATCCGCACTGGATATAGGCTCTTGCTCGCAGGATTCCGTTTGTCGGAAGAGAGATGCCTGTCAGCGTCCATCCTCCTGAAATGCGGGTGCCTTGCCCAAGGCGTGTCCAAGTCGTGCCTCCGTCTTGGCTAAGGTCGAACACGGTTATCTGCGTCTCAGGCAGCGTGCCGCTACGAAGCCACTGCACGGCTGTTTGACCGACGACAGACAAGGTGCTAGACCCTGTTCCATTGATGAGTTTGGCGGCATAAGTCGCAGACCCACCTGCTAGCTGGAATAGACCCCCCGTTAAAAGTGCTCCATCTTCTTGGACGCACAGTGAGTACACGTTTCCCGTTGCAGCGGCAACGAATGTGGTGTCGTTTGCGCCTGTTGAAGTCACACGTTCGACCCGCGAAGTGCTGGCTGGGTAACTCGTAGATGACCCGATTAGTAGAGTTCCATCCGTTTGCGGCACAAGGGAAAGAGCCGATGAAGGAACTAAGGTGAAGCTCGTATCCTTGACCCCTAACGGAGTTAGCCGGATGACTCCACGATTATCCACTCCTGAGATATAGGTATTTTTTCCACCAAGTAGGACATTGCCTGATGCGTCCAAATTGATTACTCCAGACTCCGTTCCTCCTGCCGTCAGATTCGCGGCAAAAGTGCTATCAATAGACCCGTCCGAGTTGAGTCTTGCTACGCACTTTTGGGGGGAGCCAGCAATAGAATAGAAATTCCCGCATACCATGATCTTCCCATCCGATTGAGGGATAATGGAGTAGATAGATGAATCACAAGGACAGGAAAAGGCGTTCAACGAAGGGACTCCAGCAGATGAGAAATCAATTTTGGCGATACTCTTTCGAGTGCTCGTAGCCCCAAGAGTAACGGTTGTGAAGCCGCCAGCAATCAAAACGGATCCACTTGGTAGTAGTGCAATACAGTATACGACTCCATCTGTAGATAAGAGGAAAGTTCCATCTATTGACCCGTCTGAGTTGACCCTGCGAATGCGTTGGGGGGTGAAATTACCCCCGATCAATGCCTTTCCATCGGGCAACTGAGCCATGCAGTACACGGTGTTATTTACCCCTGCACCCGACTGCGCTTGCACAGTTCCCGAGGAATCGACAAAAGCATAACGATTGCGCGTCTGTGTACCAACAGAGGTGAAGCCCCCTCCTAATCCGGTGATCCCTGTCGTGCGCTGGGATATAGCCAGAACAGAGTCTGAAGGAGAGGGTTGCCACGACGAGTCTTGAGAACCGGGGCCGGGAGTGGCTGCGCCTGAGAAAGCAACCGTGAAGCTTGCTTCGTCTCCGTCATCGGAGTGAATCGTCATCGTGGTTGTCTTTGTCCCTGCGGATGTTGGGGTTAGGTCAACAGTGAACGTCACGGACTGCCCCGGCAGCACGGGTGAAGAAGGCTGGGTTACGACAGCATATTGCCCTGTCGGAGAAAAAGTCACAGGCGTTGCATCAAGAGTCAGATCATCAAGGCCAATGTTCCTAATAGTCACCACCTTGGGCGAACTGGAGCCTACCTGAGTGCTCGGGAAGTAAACTGTTCCGGCTCCTGAAGTCAGAATAACTCCGTCAATCTCTACCTCAATTTCAGGGTCAATCGGTGCGGAGACTGTCGCTTGCTGGATGCCTTCGCTGTGGGAGTCAGAAGGAAAAGCCGTTGCTCGGATGTCGTTCGTTGAACCTGAAAGAGAAGACGTCGGAACGATCTGCCACCCTGAAGGTGTGCGTGATATAGTTCCAAGTAGCTGACTGTACGGACCTCCGGTGCTTAATTCAAACTCGACTCGCTGCGTCTCTTCACTTGTTCCTGTCCTGTCCCACTTGATGAGGTCTGCGTTCACGACATACAGGCTGTTGGCTGCTGTGCCGTTGTAGAGTCGGGCAACACGGTTACGGGTTGTGCTGCCAACTGAGGTGAAAGAGCCCCCTGCGAGAATCTTCCCATCGGTTTGCAAAGCAAGCGCATTCACACTGCCATTTACGTTCGGGTTGAACGCTGCCTCAAGAGTCAGGTCGGGGAGGAGTCTGGCAAGTCGGTTGCGGTTGGTGCTGCCAACTGTGGTGAAATCACCGCCAAAGATGACGCTTCCATCAGTCTGAAGAGCCAGCGTGTTGACGGCTGCGGATGGTGTCGGGATGCTCGGAACGAGGGTGCCGTCTGCATTGAGGACGGCTAGGCGTGCTTGGATATGGCTTCCGACATATAAAAATTCTCCCCCTACGATGATCTCCCCCGTGGGTAGTGCTGTGATGCTATATCCAGTGTTGTCGAGTCCAGCGCCCACGGCGAAAGATGTGTCAGTGGTTCCGTCCGAGTTGAGGATTGCGATGCGGTCAGGGATGCTCATAGAAATACGCTTGCGTTTACAGCCGACTTATACTACCACTAAGGTCAACCACACTCACCATAACATGAATGCTTTCAACGCACAAATACCAATAGTACCCGTTAGTGTCAAGATAAGCCACCAACTCATGCGCTTGTTTTGGTCAAGAAATAGAATTGGTTATCGACCAGACCAAGGTGTCCCACAATATCAAGGGCTGTTGTCATGCTGGTCTTGGATTGGAAGTTTAAACGCAGGAGGGTACGGCAAAACAAAGGCCAATGGTCAGACCGTTCTTGCCCACAGGCTATCTTGGCTCATACACTTTGGCCCAATACCGGATGGTGTGGATGTGCTGCACAAATGTGATTGCAGGAGTTGCGTCAATCCAGACCATTTATTTCTTGGAGATGTCCAAACGAACTGCGCTGACAGAATTTCCAAAGGCCGAAGTAATACGGCTCGCGGGACAAGGCTTCCGCAGTCTCGTCTGACAGAGCATAAAGTTGCCCAGATACGAAAACTTTTACACCAAGGCGTAGTGCAGACAAAGATAGCTCGCGACTTCAACACTACGCAAAAGAACGTAAGTAAAATCGCTCTGTACAAGTCGTGGAAGCATGTGCGCTAGCTTCAAATATATTCGACTTTCCCTAGCTTTGCGAGATAAGCAAACATCGCTGCCTCAACCTCCCCACTATGCTCTGACGGCTTCTTAAAAGGGCGTGTATCCCAGTAGTGGTGCTGCTTGCTGCGGTCTTTTCTAAAGTGGTCAAAACCCACCAAGCTTATTTTACTGATGCCAATTATTTGGAGGAACCACGCAGCGACCATCAATCCGCTAGTTGGTATCAGTTTTGGGGCCTCAATATCAAATCCGCACTCCCATTTTGCGAAAGCACGCAGATCACGGGTAGTCTCAGCCCAAAACCAGTGAGGGATAGCATAAAGGTGTTCGGGGGTATACGCAGGGCCACCCCCGGATTCACCGTGAGTGTATATGACACGGGAGGGGCGCTCATCTACGGTCAAGGGCAAACGCCCCCTTCCATAGGTGCTCCACAAAGTTGTACGAGTCCCTATTTTGTTCTCATACCCTTTCAAAATATAGCGATTAAACCGAACAATCTCATTGAAAGCATCGATCTGCTCCCCTCTGTCTTTATCCAGTAGCGAAGGGCCGTTCCCTACGAGCACGCAGGTAGTTTCTGGGGTGACTTGAAAAAGTGTCTGCCACTCGCCAATAATGTACCCACCTTTCACTTTGACTCCGATGCCTCCAGCTTGGATTATCTTCCGAATCCACCAATTTTCAGGACGGACTGTAGGGTGTAAATTCTGCCCTTCCCAAAGTCTCTTGCTAGGAACATAAGAAACAGAGAAGATGAAGCGCTTGGAAACACGGGACATTTCTTTAAGCACTGGATCAATCTGTTCGGGGGTCAGATGCTCCAGCATATCGAACGAAGTTATCACGTCGTACTCTTTATTTCCGGCTGGGATACTTGCTACGTCACCTAGAATATCCGCAAAAGGGGATGCAAAGTCCATTCCTACTGCCTTAGCAGAGGGGCATAACTCCAGAAAACTTTTGATAAACTCATTTCCACCACACCCAACGTCTAAAACGGATGCCGGGTTCCATTTGACTAGCAAAGGTATTGCTCTGCTGCCGTGGTTAAGATGGCCGTAATTAGCACTACTAGCGTAAAGACCTTGATATTTAGCTGTCTCTGGGTTCATAAGTTAGTAGCGTGGGACATTCTCGCAAGTTCGTCTATCCAAAGACTTGAATAACCACAATCTTGAGTCGGGATGAACCAAGGCCCACCATCTGTATAGTGGATGATTGAAAGTTCGTTGATGGGTTTTTTCTCGTCATAATCGACGAGGTGGTTCCACCTTGATGGTAGTTCGCCAACTAAATCTTCTGAGGCTAACCAGTTGAATCTATGAAGGTCTAAACCGCTCGCCGTATTCACGTACTCAGGAGTCAGAGCTTTGCATTTAGCGCAGTTCATAAGCATCACACTACTCCAGTTCTTTTTGGGGTAACGAGTCTGCGGCTGATTGAGAAATTTTGTTGTCTCTGATGGTTGATGATCGTGCTTAACGACATGCACGGCAAACGCTTCGTCTCTAAGCGCCCAAAGTTTAGCAATGTCGTCAACTACGATAACGTCTGAATCCATAAAAATAGCCCAGCCGTCAAAGTCGCACAGAAAAGGTACCAAGAAACGAGAGAATGAGAAATCAGTTGCTTGTGTTGGTGTTCGCTCCCGATTGAAGAAAGACTTCAACTGAGGGAGCGCCAGCGGTGCTATTGAGATCGGCTCAGAAGCATGGCGGATCAAACTATGCGCTGCCGCATGGTAGGCGACTGTTTCATGCTGGTCATAACCAATAAATACTTTAATCATGGTGAAGGAGTAGGGCTAACGTCAGGGGTAGGGCTGACATCCGGTGTAGGGCTAACGTCAGGGGTAGGGCTGACATCCGGTGTAGGACTGACATCCGGGGTAGGGCTAACGTCAGGGGTAGGACTGACATCCGGGGTAGGGCTAACGTCAGGGGTAGGACTGACATCCGGGGTAGGGCTAACGTCAGGGGTAGGGCTAACGTCAGGGGTAGGACTGACATCCGGTGTAGGACTGACATCCGGTGTAGGACTGACATCCGGTGTAGGACTGACATCCGGTGTAGGGCTAACGTCAGGGGTAGGGCTGACATCCGGTGTAGGAGTCGTTGATGGGGAAGGAGTTGGGAATATACCGTCACTCCACGCCCCAACAACGGCTACCCGTCCATCCTCAAGCAGTGTCACGCCATAAACGGCTGCGGGGTTAGATACCGTGTCAATTTCACTTGTGAACGAGGTGTCGAGAACTCCAGAAGAGTCGATGCGGGCGAGCCATGCTTTTACTCCTCCTCCAATGTTGGCGAAGTCTCCACCTACGATGATGCTGCCGTCGTCTTGGAGGGCCATGCAGCGCACGACACCATCTGCATCTGGGTCGAACCCTGCGTCAATAGCTCCAGTTGAGTCTAGGCGGGCGATATTGTTCCTAGCTGATGCTGCAACTGATGTGAAGTCTCCCCCTATGATGATCTTGCCGTCAGGCTGTATGAGGACGCAGTGGACGTTTCCGTTTGCTCCCGGGTCTGTGTCAAAAGTCCCATCAACTGAACCATCGGCGGTGTTGATACGAGCAATTCGATAACAATCTGTTCCGCCTATGCTGTTAAAGATGCCGACAAGAATGGCTTTTCCATCGGGTTGGTGGGCAATCCCGTAAATAGCTCCATTTGCGTCTGCATCCCAAGTCAGATCGACTGCCCCCGGCGCTGATGGGTTCTGTGAAACTCCGGTCAGACTGACGGTAAACGGGCTTTCGTCGGCATCTGTGCTGGTGAGGGAAAGTGTAGCCGTGCGAGTGCTGGAGGATGTCTCCTCGTCAACTGGGTAAAACGTGACCGTGAACGTCGTGAACGTGCCGCTTGCTAACTCCGTAACGGATAGGGCCGAGGGTATGTAGTCAGAGGCATTTGCCCCGTTTACAGCAACAGCTAGACTACGTAAGGGAACTGAGTCGTTGCCGACGTTCTTGATAACAAAAGTCTCAGTGGCTGAACCACCTGTCACGATGCCAAAATCTACCGTGTTTCCACCATTGGTTAAGACTAGGTTACTGGGGAGTTGCACTAACTCGACTTGGATGTCAGCGGCTACCCCTGTCCCTGCGACATTGATAACGTAAGTCGTCGAAGCGTTGCTTGTGATTATGATGGTGGCACTCTTGTAGCCGGGAGAGGTTGGCTTGAAGTAGATGCTCCATGCCGCCGAATTAGAAGGGGCAATGGAAGCAGGAAATTGCTGCACCGTGAACATGGCGGCATCCTCCGCTACACCTGATGTCTTAGTCGTGGAGAACCCAGATAAGGACTCAAGGCCGATGTTCGTCAGCGTGAGCGCCAAAGTGGACTGGCCCCCAACCGAAACAGCATCTGCTGTGCTGGCCCCCGTCGCAGGGGCTTCACTCACAAGATTATCGCCCCCTGTAGTAGAGACTAGGAGTTCAGGCTGCGGGTCAGTGAATGCTATGCAGAGATTGCTTGTCACGCCTGCACAGACAAGTTTGGCGTAGTAGGTGACTCCGCGAGTCGCCCCCGTGACAACAGTTGTCGTCAAGCTAGCGGTATTCAGGGTATGACTACCAATCGACAAAGCGTTGTAGCTCCCCAAGAAGCCTCCGCCGAAGTTCGGGTCAGTCGCGATGGAAAGGTACATCGTTCCTGTCGGAACCGTCTTGGCTACGTTGCCAGAAAGCGTGAAGCCAGTTGCCGTCTCTGCGGTGAGACTGAGAGAAATGTCTGTCGGGTTCCCTGCGGTGCTCGGAGACTTGACGTAGAACATCCGAGTCAGGTATCCGCCTTGGTCTGGGGAAACAGTTACACGGGCAAGCACCGTTGCAGGCCAGCGGGTCGGGTTGGTTGCTGGGTATGTCTGTGAGAACTGGGTGTCCCAAAGGCTGTAGCGATCATGCAAACAGGCAGGGATATTGATTTTCAAATCCCTTCCATTGAAAACAATCTCGGAGCGCAACATTGGCGTTTCCTGCGGGATCAGGGGAGAAACCTGAGTCCAATAGGCGGCATTAAACGTCGAACCAGATGTGTGTGCTGTAGTGCATTTGTAGTAGGTTGGGGAACTACCTACTACACGGGTGATGTAGGCATCCACGGCATACACGGTGGATGCCGCCCAGACAGTCCCTGTGTTCCACCCCGAATCCCCATTGAAGATCGGTTTCGCGAGTGTCCACCGCTCCACAAGAGTGTAGTCGCACGGCCCATCAAAGGCATCCGCAAGCCAGACTGGCGACCAAGAGAAAGAAGAAATCGGGGAATAGATGTTTCGTGGGTCGCTCTGGATTGCCTGAATATTGATGTAGTTCAGGACTCTGGGCCAAGTGTAGTTATCTCGGTAGTAGAGAATGCGAGTCGCAACTCCATTGTTGGACGTTCCTGCCAGTCCTGCTGCCTTCTGGGTCGTTTTGGTAGACCAAAGGGAGTTGATCACGGACACGTTGCTATACGTTCCGTCTGCTGCCACTCCAGAGGCTTGTGTGCCTGCGGCTACTTTCTGGGTTTGAGTAGCTTTGACAGTGTTAGTGTCCAAATCTACCTCATACGCAGTATTGACGACGCTTGTCTTCTCCCGAGTCACTTGGACGGAGACATACAGACTGTCCAACTTCGGTTCCCCAATGCGCTGCTCCTGCGTTGCCGTGATCTCGTAGTCCGTTGTGTCGAGAGGCGGATTCGGTGGAGCAGGGTAGGTCGTTGACGGTGTTGCCGGAAGGGTGCGGTAATCCGCACGGGGGATGACAAACGTCTGGTTGATGGCAGGCCAAGGACCAGAATCGCTGATTTCCCAGTTGTATAGGTTTTGGGAAACTTGGTCCGCTACGTACCACCTCTGATAATTTCCCTTCTCGTCCGGCTGAGTCTGAAGGCAGAACTTGTGGTCAGGCCAAGACTTGAGCTTGGAGATGTCGTTGTGCGGAGTCCCGTAGGCAGGGATCGAGTCGTTGGGCGACTGAACAACATTGAAGTTCTCCACCACAAACACATCGGTGCTCGTAGGGTTAAAAGGAATCCGCTGCGAGGGCAGCAGTTTTGAGGCGGAGTTCGCAGTAGCCATGTTAAAAATACACTACTCTTTTTTCAACAGACAATCAAGGCGCACCGTAGTAGAGCTTGCCCAAGACTTGGCACTTCAGGCTGTCGATGTCCGTGTGGTTGGGGAAACTGTGATCAATCAGGTGACGGGAGACTCCCGCTTCAGATGCGTGATCCATCTGAACTGAGTTTGGACGGGTAATCTCAATCACTGTTCCACCCATGTTACGGATTAGCTCCGCTTCGTTGTCAAAGCGGATGTCGTCAATCACGACTCCACGGATGACTCCACTCAAGACATCACTGAGCAAAGTCTCAATCCGAAAACGTCCTGCGCGAATCCAGATGTCTCCGCCAACCATATTGCGGCCCCAATCGGTTCCGAGGGACTGGTAGACTTCTCGGATAGACTTACCACAAAGTTCAGGGGGTCTTGCCAGCTTGTCCGTGACTGGGGTCAGGCACCGGATCATCGCCTTGATTGGGTCGGCAAATGACATGCGATCATAGCCTAGGGACAAAAAGGCTTGGGCGGCTGTGGTTTTGCCTGCTTGAGCAAGGCCCGTAAAAGCTACCAGAATGGGTTTAGAGTTTGTCGTCATTTTTGGAAGTGAAGTATTGCCGAACCTCCCCAATGATTTTGGGGTTTGCAGATTCTGTCCACGCCAATAATCCGTTGGAGGCTATTTGTAAATCTTTTTCAGAATCAATTTTGGCAACCCGTTCTCTCCGGCCAATGTAGTCGCGATCTTCCATCGTTCCATGCCATTCATGGTAACAAGTCCCTTGGATATGCCCCAATATGCAGGGATAAAGATTGCTCTTCCATGCGTCATAGCGAGCCGGATTAGCCCCCACATTCTGCTGGAAAGTAGGTGGCAGCTTGGAGCCTTGAAAAGCCATAGCCATCACGGTGTCCCCCGCCCCTGATGCCGCAAAGGGGAATAACCCTCCAATACGCCCCCAGACATCTCGGCGCATCGCCCATGCGAAACCGGGATGGCTCCGCCACTGCATATCCAGTTGCGTCTCTGCCACCGAGCATTTGCTCAAGGATGCCTTTCCATCTGGCCCAGTCCAAACGGCTCGATCAAACATCTGCACTACCTCGCAGGTTTCTAATGCCCGCTCCGTATCCTTTACCCAGTTGGGGTTGTCAAACCAAACATCGGCATCAATCCACGCCAAGTTGGTGAACTCGGCTGGAATAACCTTAGCCGCAAGATTGATGGCGGCTTCCTTCTGCCACAACATTTGGTTATGCGACTCGATAGGAATCTGCTGCCAGTTGGCAATGCCCTTGGTGGTAGTATTTGCCCCTTTAAGATGGGCTTCAACCCCAAAGACCTTAACCCCGTCGCGTTTCATCTGCCGGAGAAACCGATGCAGATTGGCCTGTGGTCGCTTGAAATTGCCAAAGTTGAAGAAGCAGGTGACGACTGCGAGCATAGAGGTTAGAAGACATCTTTGCCCGAAGCCTTACGCGCACGCATCTCGGCAAGCATCTCACTCTCCTTCATACCTCTCGCCCACACAGGACGAAGCTGGAAGTGGGGTTGATCCTGAATGCTAGACCAGTCGCCGCCCCACTCAAACCCAAGATTCTTGCCAAGCTGTCCAACGGTCTTGTAGGCGGGGGACTCATCAATATAAGCCCCATGCACAAACACGCCGACATCAAAGGCGACCCCAAAGTTGTGGTTAGAATATCCTCCGCGAGCGTTGGTCACGACCTTGCCAGAAGAAGAGCGTCCTTGGGCATACAACGAGTTTTGCTCGTCGTAGGTGCGAAGACCGGAGATCAGCTTGATAGTGATGCCGCTTGTGGCTGCTTTACGCACTAGCTCACGGGCTTTTTCCCGTAGGTTAGGGTGGAGAGTCGCGATGACTTTCTCGCTGCGCTCATCGACCTTTTCCCCTGTCAGGAGAACAGTCGGAGGCTCAGGAGTAGCTTTGAGAGGCAGGGCTTTGTCAAGCGCAGCCAAGGTCTGTGTCCCCGGCTGACCGTCCGCATCCACTCCCAAACGTGTCTGAACTGTCTTTGTAAATTCTAGTGGCGACATATCAATAAACTCGACCATTGATGATTTTGTGATTCGTGACTTCGTAGTTGCCGTCTGCCTGTGTGTCAACCATAACAAATCCATGATTCCAGCGGTTTACGATGGCATAGTCGGGACTCAAATCACAGAGACAACCTGTTGACCAGCACGACGAAAGTTTCTTGTTCAGTCCAGTGCTTTCGGTGTGCTCAGAGGTGCGGTGCCAATGCCCACAGATGAGGGACTCTTGAACGCGCATCCAAATGCCTCTGGCGGGGTTCACGGGGGAGGACATACCTTGAGGTAGTTCATGCCCGTGATAGATAGGCAAATCCCCCAGACGAATCAGGGTCAGCGATGGCACCAATTCGATGCCAAGCTCGTCAAACTTGAGAAGAACAGGGAGTTCAAAATCACTCACACCAAGAAGGACGGGGGCGTTCTTGACGAGGAACATCTCCATTCTTGCTTCGTGGTTCCCAATTTTATAGAGGATTCGGGCCTTGGGAAACTGCTGGCGGAGGAAGAAGAGGAACTGGCGGAGGGCATCGAGTTCATCTGCGAGTGATCGCCTTGGGTCTTTGTCGTGTCGGCTTACTCCGTAGAAATCACCAATGTCTCCATTGAGAATGATAACGTCGGGCTTCTTTTTCTTCCCATAAGCTATGGCTGCTGCCAAGGCTACTTCATCGTGGTACGGGATGTGGATGTCAGACAAGATCAACGTCCGCAAAGCTCCGCTAAGAACTATCGGCTCCCGCTTAACTGAGTGCGTTTTTGGGAGTATATTCTTCTGCCATCCGAGAGGTCTGAATCCGCTCTTATCGGCTACGGGGCTATTCGCTCCACGTATAGTCCTGACGACACTGCGAGCCTCGTCCACGGTCTTGAAGACCTTTGGCATCTCTTTGTTCATTACCCGCGCTATCGTTCGATTTTCCGTGTCAGGAAAGAGAGCAATATACTCGCGGGCAATTTGGGTCTTGTTCATAGATTACGGGGTATTGACAGAATCGCGAAGATCACAACGGCAATTGCCAATGACCCCCAACCTAAAAAATCTGCGATGAGATTCATTTGAACTGCTGGTAATAGGAGACGACTCCGATTAGGAAAAGAGCAAGTGCGACCCCACTAAGTCCAGCAAGGCTAAACAGCAGAAGATTTTTCATGCCAAAGGGGGTGTGGCGGCAAAGGCTTGCACTATGCTGCGGGCTAACGGGAAGACGCCCGCCCCACTCGCCACGTTTTTGTTAAAGACCTGTCTTGTCCCCGTCTTTGGCTACGATCAGACCAAGGCTAACCGCAAGCGCAGTGACTTGGTGAGCGATTGTAGCATATTGTGGGGCGACAACAGGGACCACAACAGAAGCAACACCAAACAATCCGGCAAGCGTAGTTTTCCAGTTTTTGAAGAAGTTTTTCATGGTTTTGAGTTATGCTGGGTTAGTGATTGCCTGATGGCATCTTTTCCAATGGAGTCGAAGAAGGCAGATTGTTTCTCCAACGCTTCTTTTACACTCTCGTTGCTAGTGCTCAACACTGCAACTGCTTCTTTTACTGAGGCTATTGCCCCTACTCCAGTAGTCATCATCCATCTAATCACGTAGGCCAACGAGCAAAAGAGGGTGATGACTGCTACGATCAGAACTCCGTAGAAAGGCCACATCCCGGCTTCTGTTGGCGTTGGGACTTGACCTAACATTGCCATCACTCCGCTTCCTATCAGCGTGCAAGTGGATACCGCTGCGGACACCATGCTTGCCAAAACTAAGTTAGGCGTGTCATCACATAGGGTTGAAAGGCGTTCGATAATCATGGTAGATCGAGAAGCTTAGCGGCTGAGAAAATCTGGTCAATCTCAATTTCTGATTTTCCTAAGACAGCGCCGATATTGACTACATATGGGTTATCCCGAAAAACAACGGGTGAGGCATCCCACCATATCTGCGCCTTGAGCTTTTCAGTCTCGTCAGAGACACCATTGATCGCAGCGACAACAGACTGGTAGAGTCCTGCGTCGATCAAAGCCAAACGGAGGGAGCGCATGGAGACCGCAACAGGCATCGCGATTGGCTCAGGCTTTGGTGCAATCGTCCATCCGTTAGTCACCGTTTTCGTGGTGGTGTCGATGGACTGGGCTGGTACAAGCATCTCTGTCCCTGCGTCGAATGTTGGTTGGGCAGCATTGACCACCTGCATAGTGAGGTATTCAGGCGACAGTCCAACCACATCCTCGTCATCATCACGGGGATAGGGTTGCAGTCGTTCGGTGAGTGTGTTGTAGAGTAGTCTCATTATGAATCGGGGAAAGCAGCGGTTGGGACGGCATTGGATCGGGCAACTCCATTAGTTATGCGGAGATCATCAATGTCCCCTTTGCCAAAGGAACCACTGACCGCAGCATAGTTCATTCTTAGCTCTTGATTGGCACCAATGGTTACTGATGAACCATAAGTCCCTTGCGATACGCCGTTGATGAATAGCTCACAAGTGCTGCCGCTACGTCGAGCCATGACAAACTGCCATGCGTTATTCAGTCCTGCCCATGAGGCAACCACCATGTTCACGCCACCGTTGCCAAAGTATAAAGAGCCACTGATTAGGGTCACATAAAACGTATTTCCTTGCAGCGCGACACCGCATCCGTCGGGGTCTGTTGAGTCGCTTTTCAACCAAAACTCGACAGTGAAGTCTGTGCCTGTGCCGAATGAAAAGTCAGTCGAGGCAGCACATGACCCGTAATCATCCGTGCCATCAGTCAGAAGAGATGCCGTGCCAAATTTAGGCGACGTGGTGCTGAGTGCTGCGCCGCTATTCAGCGTGATCGTGCGGGCGTAACTTGATGAATCCGTTGTCGTCGTGGCTCCATTTGTGCCATCGAAATGGGCAAGCAAAACAACGCTGGCAAAATCAGGATCACTGCCGCCACCCGCGACGACAAATAAATATGGGTTGATGATGAATCCAAACGCTGGACAAGAAGCAGCAAGCCAAACGATCGCGATGATGTGTGAAAGTGTTTTCATCGTGTGCCAATGATCCAGACTTTAACGCCCTCGCCGGTGTTGTCCGTCGTCGTGCCAACCTGGTCAATGAATAGCTCGATCAGCGCGTCGTCTGCCAGAGCAGTGTCAGTGAGTGTGTGAGCCGTGGCAGCAGTGGTGCTGGTTGTTTCGCTCGCGTCCACGCTGAGTTTGTTAGTCGTCATCACCGTCGTTCCAGCTTCGTGCATGTCCACAATCAGGATCGCGCCAGTCGAGGCTTTGGTCAGGCTGCATCGCAGGCTGGTGATCGTCATCGCAAAGGGCATGCGGAAGGTAACTTTCGGAACCGTGCTGCTCGCGGTGTTGTCGCTGGTTTCGTCGGAGAGTGCGATGCCGATCTCCACCTTGGTGGCGCTAACCAAACGTGTGTCATTTCCCTGCACCGCAACACTGGCAGCCGTCTCGCCATCCGTGGCCAGCTCAACACTACCGCGTGCGGATGTCGTGGCTGCTGCGACGGTGGTGCCGGTGAGCGATCCATCCGCGAGGTCGGTGAGGTCAGCGTCGAGCAGTTGGTAGCTACTGGCTGCAGTGGCGCTGAGCAGGTAGTCAGTGATGGTGGCGCTTTGGGTGGCAAGGGTGCCAAGTCCTAGGGTGGTGCGCTGCGCTGCGGCATC